TCGTCGGCCGCATAAGCGTTTCGAGAAAGCACTGATCGGTAAAGGCATCATGCAGCCAGGTCAGTACGCAATCCCGGCACCATCAGCACTCAATCAATTCGGCAACATTCCACGCGGCACGATCATGAAGATCCTGTCCGGCTTGGGTGCGGCTGAGACTGTCAGTGGTGTGCAGGCCAACGCCACCGGTAGCAAGCGCAGTAAGCGCAAGGGCAACGCCCAGAAGTATTTCTCAGGTGATGTCGATGGCACCCAAGGTATTTGGGAGAGGAAGAAGACCGCGTTCGGTGATGCCGTTCGCCCTATCTTCATCTTCAGTGAGGGCGAGCCTGGGTATCGAGTGATCGTTCCGTTCTACAAGATCGCAGACAACATTGTGAAGGCAAACCGAGCGAAGGAATTCGCCAGCGCGATGGATCAGGCACTGTCCACAGCCCGGGGCTGACGGATGGGGCAGGGGTACCCCCCCTTTGGGTCCTTCCCGGGGCCCCGACCCCTTGCGGGTAATTCGGGCCCCGCGCGCCAAATATGTATGACCTTTTTCCCACGGTTGGTTGTTGTTTAATCATGGCCAAAAACGAAACAACCAAGCAACGCGGGTGGTTGAACAAATCCGAGATGGCTTCGAGCCTGGGGATTTCTCCGCAAGCCTTTGACAAATGGGGCGTTGCGCCTATCGCACGCATCGGTCGCGAGGCGTTCTACACCGTGCAGAACGTGGTCGAAAACCGCGTTGAACACTCGCAACGGAAACAACAACCAGCGGGTGAGGGAGCCGAAGGCGTCGATCCAATGATCGAGTACAAGCTGCTCGAAGAGCGCCGAGGTCTGACCGCTGCCCAACGAATCGCCCAGGAGAAGAAGAACCTGGTCCTGGACAAGCAGCTCGTGCCAGTCCCATTCGCCACATTTGCCCTCGCCAAAATCGCCGCACAGATCGGCTCGAAACTGGACACCGTCGGCAAGACCGTTACTCGGCGTCACCCGGAGGTTGACCCTCGGATCATCGAGTCGGTAGAGCGGGAGATCGCGCTTGCTCGAAACATTGCTGCCAGTTTTGGTGAGCAACTTCCGGAATTATTAGATGAGTACGTTGAGTCCATGGCTGAGTGATCTGCGCAAGTCGATCAAGTTAGGGCTCCAAGCACTCTACAAAGAACCACCGCAAACCGCTGTCGAATGGGCGGATGCCAATTTCTACATGTCCGCTGAGTCTTCCTATAACGAGGGCAAGTGGACGACCGAGCCGTTTCAGGTTGCGATCCTGAACAGCATGGGCAATGACCTGATCAACGTCGTCAACTTCATCAAGTCGGCGCGGATCGGTTACACCAAGCTGTTGATGGCGAATATCGGCTACAAGATTCAGCACAAGCGCCGCAACGTGATGATGTGGAGCCCGACTGACCCGGACGCCGAGGACATCAGCAAAAGCCACGTCAACGGCATGATCCGTGACGTACCGGCGCTGGGCGACCTCGCTCCGTGGTTCGGCCGCAAACACAGCGACAACACCCTCGATCAAAAGATATTTGCGAACCGGCGGACACTGTGGATCCGGGGCGGTAAAGCCTCGCGCAACTATCGTGAAAAATCCGCCGACGAGGTGATCTACGACGAGCTCTCAAACTTCGACGAAAGCATTGAAGGCGAGGGTGCACCTATCACCCTTGGTGACAAGCGACTGAATGGCGCGATCTACCCGAAGTCGATTCGAGGCTCAACGCCAAAGCGTGTCGGCTCCTGCCAGATCACCAAGGCCGTTGAGGAGTCACCTTATCTACTCAAGTTTCATATCGACTGCCCCCACTGCCGACAGGAGCAGACGCTCAAGTGGGGCGGCAAGGACTGTGAGTTCGGTCTGAAGTGGGAAAAGAATGCGCTCGGTGAGGCAGAAAAAGCTTGGTACGTGTGCGAGAACGCCGCCTGCATCATCTGGCACAACGAGATGGTCGAGTCGTCCAAGACCGGCCGCTGGGTCTGCGAGCACACGGGCATCTGGACTCGTGACGGCATGGACTGGTTTGGTGTTGATGGTGAAATCATCCGCACCCCTCGCTCCGTCAGCTTCAGCATCTGGGCGATCTACAGCACCTGGAGCACGTGGCTCAGCCTGGCCGAAGAATGGCTGAAGGTAAAAGGCGACGTTTCGAAGCTGATCACCTTCATCAACACCACCCGCGGCGAAACGTGGGACGACGACCAGGGTGTGAAGCTCGACTCCGAAGTTCTGTACGGTCGCCGCGAAGTTTATCCGCAGGTACCTGCTCTCGGTCTTGTCCTTGTTGGTGGCATCGATACCCAAGACGACCGTTTCGAGGGGCGTGTCTGGGCCTTCGGCCCGGGCGAGGAAGCGTGGTTGGTTCATCGCTTCATTTTGATGGGCGACCCTGCCAGCGAAGAGCTTCGCCGCAAGGTGGGGCTTGAACTGCACCGGCAATTCACCCGCGTGGACGGCACTGTCATGAAGGTCGAGCGCTGGACGTGGGACGCCGGTGGTCACTATGCGGATGAGGTCTACGCCGAAAGCCGCAAGCACGGCGTGCACTGGGTGGTGCCAATCCGTGGTGCCACCATCTACGGCAAGCCGATCGCGAACTTCCCGCGCACAAAGAACAAGGTACACAAGGTCTTCCTCACCGAGGTCGGTACCGACAACGCTAAAGAGTTGCTCTACAGCCGCATGGGGCTGCACGTCGATACGGCTTCATCCCAAGCGTGCGTGTCTCAGCCCGGGGTCGTTCACCTTCCGGCCAACGACGTCATCTGCGACGAATCCGAGGTCAAGCAGCTCACCTCAGAAAAGAAAAAAGCAGCCATATCCAAAGGCAAGCGCGTGATGCGCTGGGACAGCGGCGGCCGTCGAAACGAGGCGCTCGATTGCTTCGTGTATGCACTCGCCGCGCTGCGCATCTGTCAGCAGCGGTTTGGGCTTGATCTCGATCTGCTGGTAGCTGCGGTCGCTGGCGGCAATGAACCGGACGCTGAAGAACGGCCGCGGAAGAAATCCTCTCACTGGAATAAAAACTGATGGCCTACACGATCGAGCAATACAACGCCCTGCAGGCGGCCATCGCCGAAGGGGCGTTGTCGGTCCGCTATGCCGACAAGAGCGTCACCTACCGATCACTCGACGAGATGATGCGGATCCTCAAGTTGATGGCCTCCGAGCTTGGGCTGAATGTTTGTAACGACGGTGGTCGCCGATACGCTTCTTTCTCCAAGGGGTACTGACATGGGGATGATCGACAACTTGTTCCCTGGTCTGGCCGCGAAGCGTTCGGAGATGCGGTTGAAGAAACTGCGGACCGACCTGGCGATGGACGTGATCAAGCGACGATTTGAAGGTGCGGCTGGTGGGCGTCGTAACGATGGCTGGCGTAGCGCTGGTACTGATGCCAACGCCGAGAATGCTCCTGCGCTTGCGGTGCTCCGAAATAGAGCGCGCGACATGCGCCGGAACAATCCATACGCCGAACGGGCCGTGACTGGCATCGCCGACAACGTGGTAGGCGCTGGCATTGTTCCTCGTCCGATGGGCAAGGAGCGCGATAACAAGGCGCTGGTCGCTCTCTGGAAGGCCTGGGCCGAAACCACCCTTTGCGATGCTGATGGGCTGGAGAATTTCTACGGTCTTCAGCATAAGATCATGGAGACGGTTGCAGAGTCTGGCGAGTGCTTGCTTCGCCGCCGGCGCAGGTTCAGTTCCGATGGCCTGCCGGTGCCTGTACAACTTCAACTGCTTGAGCCTGATTTTCTCGATGAGAGCAAGGCCGACATCGTCGGCCTGAACAGAATCATTCAAGGCATTGAGTTCGATGCGCTTGGGCGCCGAGTGGCCTACTGGTTGTTCGATGAACACCCCGGCGGGAATCGCGTTTGGGGTTCGATGCAGTCCAAGCGCGTCCCGGCTGAAGACGTTATTCACATCTTCCTTCCGAAGCGTCCAGGGCAGGCTCGCGGATACACCTGGTTTGCTCCGGTCATGCAGCGCATGCGCAGCTTCGACGAGATGGAAGATGCGGTCATGGAGCAGGCGAAGATCGCTTCCTGCTTTGCCGCTTTTGTCACCAAAGACGAAAACAATGGAACTCCCGGGGCTAAAAAGCCGGCGCTACTGGATCGTGTCGAGCCTGGGATCATTCAGGAGCTCGGCTTTGGCGAGAGCGTGAGCTTCGGCACGCCGCCTGCGTTCA